TCGAATGACTACGACGGGAGCTATTCCCTACACAACAGCATACGAACCCGACCAATCGCCGGGATTAATTTCCCCAATGGGGAGGCAGGATATGAGAATGCACAACTCCCCGGATGTATGGACGCTGATAGTTACATGGATTGCAGAGCACAGAGGTGAATTAGTCAGCGCGCTAATTGCTGCGGTTATGGCTTTACTGCGAGGGTGGTATGCGGGTGGTGGGCGAACACAGCGAATGCTTGATGCTGCGATGTGCTCAATCATTGCCTGGTTCCTGAAAGACATCCTTGTATTGCTCAGTATCGATCAGGGTTGGGCGATGGTATCAAGCGTCTTTATTGGTTACCTCGGCACTGACTATATCGGATCGGTGCTTAAACGCATCGTTGGCAATAAGACAGGGGCTGGCAATGCAAATCAGTAATAACGGAATAAACAAACTTAAAGTCGAAGAGGGTGAAAAGCTCATCGGCTATAAAGACACTCGCGGAATACCGACAATCGGCGTGGGCCACACTGGAATAGTGGATGGCAAGCCGGTTTCTGTTGGCATGGTTATCAGCAAAGACAAATCATCTGAGTTGCTGCGCTCTGATTTGGCCTGGGTTGAAAAGTCCATCGCAACTAACGTGAAATCCCCCCTTACTCAGAACCAGTACGATGCGTTGTGTAGCCTGATATTCAACATCGGGCCGACCGCATTCGCTAATTCTACCGTGCTGAAACGTCTTAATGCTGGCGACTACCAAGGAGCTGCCGACGCATTCCTGATGTGGAAGAAGGCCGGAAACAACCCGGATATATTACTACCGCGCCGCCAGCGAGAAAGGGCGCTGTTTCTATCATGAGCCGCGTAACGGCAATACTCATTGCTGTGCTTGTCGCTTCACTGTTTGGACTAACTTACTACCACTACAGGGTGCAATCACTCAATCGTGATGTAGCCGAGTTAAGCAAGGTAGCCAAGCAGCAACAAGCCACTCTCGACCAGATAGAAATCCAGAGCCAAATCGTAGCCGCTATCGATATCAAACACACCAAGGAACTAGCAGATGCCAAATCTGAAAATGAGCGCCTTCGTGCTGATATCGCTTCTGGCACTAAGTGGTTGCAGCTCAACGCCACATGCACAAAGCCAGTGCCCAAAACCACCGGCCCCGCCAGCGACCCTGATGATGCCAGCGCCAGACTTACTAACGCCGCTGAACGGGATTATCTCAGTCTCCGCGAGCGAATCGGAATTGCCACGAGCCAAATAAACGGCTTGCAGGACTACATCACTAACGTGTGCCTGGCTAAGTAGAATTCCCCCGACAAGGAATAGATAGCTTCTCTCGATGGAGGTGATCGCCTGTTTCACTGGGCCTATCTTGGCGGCTCGGAAAGACGAGAAGTGGTGTAGCAACGCCGAGAGGAGTAGCAAAGCCGCGAACAAAGAACATGAAGGCTCAGTTTAACGACTGGGCCTTTTTTATTGGCAGTAAATCACCGCGCATTCTCCGCGCAATAAAAACCAAGAGTCTTTTTCGGGATGTGAGGCAGAGATAGGACGGTGGCTTTCATCGTGCCGCTCTTGGGCTGTCCATATCTGGAGAACTGACTCATATCCCAAAAAGGAAATACGATGAGCAATATTATTCCGATTAATTTCGAAGGCCACTCTATGCGTTTTTATGAAGACGGATGGATTGATGCCACTACCGCAGCATCTAAGTTTGATAAAGAACCTGCGCAGTGGTTGAGGCTGCCAGAGACGATTCGCTATATCGAAGGACTGAAAAGTAGATATGGGAAAATCACATATGTAAAAACCAGTCGCGCCCGAAAAGATCGCGGCGGGGGTACATGGTTGCATCCTAAGTTGGCAGTGCGTTTTGCTAGCTGGCTTTCAGTAGATTTCGAGATTTGGTGTGATGAACAGATTGAGTCCATCATTCGCGGGGTCTCAATGCCTGTCGATGATTATCGCATCAAGGCAATATTCTTACTGAATGACCCATTATCATGGGAGAAGCGATTCAACGATCCACTCTACGATGCTTTATTTAGAATGTCAGGTTTGCCACGTCATAGAAGCGATCGCAAGCCGATGCTGTTTAGCCTTATTAGCGCAAAGTGGATTTATGGGCCGGTGCTGCCACCTGACGTTTATGCCGAAGTAAAAGGCATGATTAAAAAGGGTGAGAAAATCCATCAATACTTGAAACCAGATGCTCTAACCCTTGTTGAGCATCAAATTATCCGCGTCACATCAATAGCGAATGGTTGCTCTGATTACCGTGATTTTGATGCCCGTTGCATGGCAGCGTTCCCAGTTAAGGGGCAGATGAAATTGCTTTACGCTGCGGCGTGATCCAAAAAAACCAAGGTTGAGAGCCAATTTCACAACGGCTCTCAATCATTACAGACATAAAACACCATAAAGGAATCCCCATGACGACTAATGTTATTCACCAATCTGGAAAGACTGTGCAAGTAGCCACGTCAGGCGATTCTTATGTATTGCCAGCCGCCACGACAACAGTGCTTGGCGGTGTAAAGAAAGCCGCAACCGTAGCCAATTGCACAGTAGCAGCCGATGGCACAAGTGCAGGCATTCAACTTAATGCGTTGCTAACGTCATTACGTGCTGCTGGCATTATCGTTTAAAGAACAACATCTTGTTGGGTTAGAGATCCTCCGAGAGTGGAAAGTAGGATGTGCTGAAAATGAGTCGAATAATCAGTTATTGGCAAGTAGATGTCTTTCCCCGTGACATAGTTTGTAGTGGTGGTGGCGATGGCATCAAAGGTTATCAGCAAGACCCAGAGCCAGAGTTTAATAACGGCTTTCTAATCATTAGAGATAAATCTGGTGATAACCTTAAAGCGCTGAACGCCAATGATATTGCCGGATTTAACATCACCCCAATTTACGCAGACGAGAAATAACAATGGCAAAGCTCACCGACAAACAAGAGCTGTTTGCCCGTGAGTACCTGAAAGACCTTAATGCCACACAGGCAGCAATCAGGGCGGGTTACAGCGAAAAGACCGCCCGGAAGATAGGCAGCGAAAACCTCACAAAACCAGACATTGCAGAACGCATCATTGAATTAAAGGATGTGCGCAATGAAGAGGTGGGCATTGACGCCGCCTATGTCCTGCGTCGGCTGGTTGAAATAGACCAGATGGATGTGCTCGATATTATGACCGATGACATGAGCATCAAGCCAGTATCTGAATGGCCAGTTTCATGGCGGCGATATCTTAGCGGTTTCGATCTGGCTGATATGTTTGAAGGTCGAGGTGAAGACCGAGAGATGGTAGGCATCCTCAAGAAAATAAAATGGCCGGATAAAGTGAAGAACCTTGAACTTCTTGGTAAGCATGTTGATGTGCAAGCATTCAAAGAGAGAACGGAAATTTCTGGAATACTTTCTCTAGAACCGAAGGGGTTAGATGATTTCTATGGTGGCAACTCTTAACCCTGCCCTTAGACCGTTCTGGACCACGAGAGCGCGTAATAAAATCCTATGTGGTGGACGAGCCTCTTCCAAGTCTTGGGATGCTGCTGGAATAGCTATCTTCCTCTCCCAGCGCTACAAGCTCCGCTTCCTCTGTGTTCGTCAGATTCAGAATAAGATAGAGGAGTCCGTTTATGCGCTGCTTAAAATTCAGATAGAGCGCTTCGGGCTGCTTGGTGAATTCCAAATACTGGATAACAAGATCATTCATAGGCGCACTGGCAGTGAGTTCATGTTCTATGGGCTGTGGCGTCATATTGGCGAGATAAAATCTATCGAGTCTATTGATGTGCTTTGGTCAGAAGAAAGTCATGGATTAACTGAGGCTCAGTGGGAGGTTTTAGAGCCCACAATCCGAAAGGAAGGATCTGAGTGCTGGTTGCTGTTCAACCCGTCCTTGGTGTCAGATTTCGTTTGGCGTCACTTCGTAGTAGACCCTCCTGCCAATACTCTCGTTAGGCACATTAACTACGATGAGAACCAATTCCTTTCTCAGACAATGCTTGATGTGATCGAGAACCACAGGATTAAAAATCCAGACACTTTCGACCACGTGTATCTGGGGATTCCAAGAAGTGACGACGATGAAAGTGTTATCAAATCATCCTGGATAATTGCCGCAATCGACGCACACAAAACCATCGGGTTCTCTGACAATGGGCGTCCGCGTCTAGGCTTTGACATTGCAGATAGCGGTAGTGACCTATGTGCTACAACCTATGCCAAAGGCTCAGTTGCATACCAGTGTGATGAGTGGGCAGGGAAAGAAGATGAGCTCCTAAAAAGCTGTACAAGGGCATACATCACTGCGAAGGAGTTTGGTGCAGAAATAATATATGACTCTATCGGAGTCGGTGCCGCAGCCGGTGCCAAATTCAAAGAGCTCGGCTATCACTCTTATCAAAAATTCAACGCTGGGGCGTCTGTTAATTTCCCTGATAAGTTCTATCAGCCAAAAATAAAGAATAAGGATTTCTTTGCCAACCTGAAGGCTCAGGCTTGGTGGCTTGTTGCTGATCGCTTCCGCTTAACTTATCAAGTTGTGACAGCCATTAAGAACGGCGCAGAACCTCCCCCATATAAGGTTGATGAACTGATAAGCATTGATTCGGCTATGCCTAATATCGAAAAACTCAAATATGAACTTTCCATCCCAATGAGGGATTTCGATAACGTTGGACGGGTGAAAGTTGAGTCCAAAAAGGACTTAGCAAAGCGCGACGTAAAATCACCAAACATAGCTGATTCGTTCATCATGGCGTTTGCCCCGGTAAATAAACCATTCATCATTCCTGACGAGATTTTGACATGACAAGAAAGAAGGCTGTGCGAACAGCTCAAGCCGTGCAAGCACCTCGGCGGGAACTGGCGAAGATTACAAACACGCATCTTGAAGCGGCATCTGCTGCGAATGACGAGAAGCCATTTGCTCAGTTTAAACGTTACGAACCGCTACCTGGTGTTATTCCAGAGGGAAAAAAAGAATCTGCTCTAGCTATGGACTCCACGCCTTACGATGTTATCAACAGCATGTCGATTGGTGGTGAATATTCCGGCTTCCGTGGCTACCCGATTTTGGCGGCAATGTCTCAGCAGGTTGAGTATGCGAACATGCATACCATCATGGCTGATGAGATGACGCGTAACTGGATTGAGGTAAAGAGCACTAAAGAGGGCGACCCTGATATCGACCTGATGGATTTAGCGCTGACAAAATACGATATCAAGCGATTGATTCACGAAGCAGTAAGGCAGGACTCAGAATATGGTGTAGCACATATATTTATCGATGTTGGCGCTGATGATATAGAGAATGCGAAACCGCTATTTCTTGATCCGCGCAAGATAACCAAAGGATCACTGAAAGGCTTCCGTTGTATAGACCCAAACTGGGTTTACCCGGCGATGTACAACTCAAGCAAGCCATTGAGATCTGATTTCTACAAGCCTCAAGCATGGTTCGTAATGGGCGACACGGTGCATGAGTCTCGATTCATCGATATCGTTAGCCGCCCGGTTCCTGACATCCTGAAGCCATCCTATAACTTTGGTGGGCTGTCTCTAACGCAGTTGATGGAAGATTACGTTGTTGACTGGCGTGACGCTAAAAAGAACGTTATTAAAATCCTCAAGACATTGCGCATGCGTGGATTGAAAACCGATATGGATGCTCGGCTACAGGAACCCGGCGAGTTCGATAAGCGCGTTAAGTTGTTCATAAAGTATCAAGACAACTTTGGGCTTTGGGTGCACGACACAAGTGAAGAGCTGACCCATCAGCAGACATCTCTTAGCGAACTGTCAAACATCTTATCTAACTACCAAGAGCAACTCTGCATACCATCACGCACCACCAACCTGAAGATGTTTGGTAATGCCCCGGCTGGCTTGAATGCCAGTGGGGATGCTGAAATTGAGACATGGCACGAAACGATATCCGGCTCACAAGAATTGGACTATCGCAGAGCCATTGAGAACATTTTCAAGATTATCCAGCTTTCAGAGTTTGGTGAACTTAAACCCGACATCTACTTCGAGTTTAAGCCGCTTGATGAAATCAGTGATGATGACCGAGCTAACACCAACAAGACTCGCGTTGAAACAGTGGTTGCTGCTGCTGATAGTATGCTGATTAACTCTGAAGAGGCGCGAGACGCACTGAAAAGCATTGAAGGTGCAGGATTCGAAAACCTGAAGGGCGACTATGAACCGGAAACCGAAGAAGAGTAGAAGCCTTCGGGCGGTCAACTATAACGCCGGTAATATCATTTGGTATCGCAGAGAGTTACTGGCTGTTATCAGAGAAATGAATGACGATGTTAAGAAACAAATCGTCCCGATATTTGAAGATAACCCACTGGCGATGGACGCTAACCCGGTTCAATTGTTGCGTAGTGCTTTGCGTGCTCTGTCTAGGAAGTGGGTAGAGCGCTTCATTAAGATGGCGCTACCTACTGCCGAATCAGTGACAAACAAGACTGGCGAGGCTGTTGACCGCTCATTACTTGCTGCTGCCCGTAAAGACTCAATGACAATTAACATGCAGTGGAGTGAGGCTATGCTCGAAAAGCGAGAGGCTGTCATTTCAGAGAATGTAGCGTTAATCCGCTCCATTCCTGAGAAGTATTTCACTGAAGTGGAATCGATGGTGTTTCGCTCAGTAGCTAAGGGTGGCGACCGCAAAGGATTGGCTGACGAAATAGAAGCTAACTTTGGCAAGCGTCATGGTATTACTCGCAGGCGTGCTGAATTCATTGCACGCGACCAGGTGCGCAAGGCTACCAGCGCACTATCCAACGCAAGGCAACAAGCGGCAGGAATAAAGAAAGGCATATGGCTACACAGCGGCGGCGGTAACGAGCCTCGCAAGAAGCATGTTCACGCTAATGGGCAAGAGTTCGACCTCGATAAGGGGCTTCCCATCGGCGACAAGGGTCAATATGTGTTGCCGGGTGAGGAGCCCGGATGCGGATGCACGTGGAAGCCAGTATTGCCGTTTTAAGGTATAATCAAATTAGGCTAGGGTCGCTCCCGAAAAGCGGTATCGTCACCGCCTGCCAACTTAACCATGACGAACAACTAGACGAGGTTGATATGGGAAGTCGCAGACACAGCACAAGAAAAATTAAGCAGATGAAAAATGATGAAATTGTTTTCACTGCGGTAAATAAAATGGTTCAAGATCTTCTTGATCGCGAATCGGTGAAAAAGACTAGCGATAGTCAGAGTGATATTTTCTCGAAATTAATAAAGTAATCCCCCCTCACAAAATCAAGGTCGCTTAGGCGGCCTTTTTTATTGCCTGAAAAACAGGAAAGAACATGAAAGATGTGAAGTTTGCCTTCGATAAGGCGAGCGTTCGCCGCTATGACGTTGACGGGATGCTTCATGTTGAACTGACGCCGATCAGCAAGGCTAACGTCTGCGTCTACTACGGCAAAGAGATCCCAGACTGGGAAGCGCTAGGGCTTAATCCTGATAAGGCATATCGGCTGCTGCGTGACCCTGAAGAGCTCAGAAAATCCGCGCCAACATTCAACAATAAACCAGTTCTAGACACTCACATCGCTGTGTCGGTACTTGACCCGCCCAAAGAACACATTATTGGTTCGACTGGCACCGATGCAGTGTACGAAGCTCCGTATCTGAAGAATTCGATGGGCATTTACGACATCAATTCGATTATCGGCGTTGAGAATAAAGATCAGCGTGAAATCTCATCTTCATACCGTTATCGGCTCGACATGACGCCGGGCGAGTACGAGGGCGAACCATACGATGGCGTTATGCGTGACATCGTTTGTAACCATGTGGCAATCGTGCCAAGTGGCCGGGCTGGCCCGGATGTATTTGTATATGACTCACTACCTACAGGACTCAAACTGATGTCGAAAGCAAAAGAACTTATGGCGAAGATTTTGCCTTTCCTGGCTAATGACGCCAACCCAGAAGAAGTTGAAAAAAAGGTCGAAGAAATCATTAAAGATGATGACAAAGACCCCAAAACAGCGAAGGACGAGATGACGGAAGAAGAAAAGGAAAAGCTTGCGAAGGATGAAGAAGAACAGGCTGAGAAAGACAAATTAGCCAAAGACGAAGCTGATAAGGCCGATAAAGAGAAAATGGCAAACGACAGTAAATTAGCCATGGACTCAGCAATTAAAGGTGTAGAGCAACGATTTGCAGCCCTTCGCCAAGCTGAGCGTGATGTTAGACCTGTTGTTGGTGATCTGGCCTGCGACAGCGCTGATGAGGTTTACCGTACAGCCCTGAAGCAAATGGGATGCACAGACCACGCAACATTACCATCAGCCGCACTTCAATCAGTCTTCAGAGCTTACTCTCGCCCTGCGATGGCAAATGACGCAGCGCCAATTAGCCACGATTCGCGCACTGCCGTGAAAAACTACTTCGAGGGCAAATAATATGTCATTCCAACAAAACGTAGAACTTTACTCCGGTGTCGGTCAGGCAGGACAGCCAGCATCAACATCTCCAATTATCGCTGCAGCCGGTGGCCCCGGCGCATTTCAGGCTGGTACTAACGGCCTAATCATGGCGCGGTTCGCATGGCGCAATGCTACCAATCCGTTGCGACTGGATAACACCGGCACCGGAAAGCCAGTTGGTTTCGTACAAAACAATGCGAATGCCACTATCGGTTATCTGCAAAGCAATAGCATGACCATCCCAGCAGGGCGTGAAGCATCTCCTGTCGTTGGTGGTGATTTCTGGGCTATCTCTACAACCGTAGCGACAGTCGGACAGAAGGTGTTTGCGGTTCTTGCTACGGGCCTACTGGCAACCGGTGCGGCTGGTGCAACAATCTCTGGTGCAGTAGAAACTGACTGGTATGTGGCCAGCCCTGCCGCTATTGGTGATTTACTGATTATCTCTACATGGAGCAAAGCATAATGCCTCAACTGACTCAGGCTGATTTCGCAGCCTTTAAAGCGGAAGCCGAATCGCGTGGCATTTTCTTGCCATCCTCAGTAACTAAATTTGCAATGGATGCTGATGTTCAGCCAGGCATGCCGCCTAACGGCGGTATTCCGGCAATCGTTTCTTCCTTCATTGATCCTGAAATCGTCCGTACTATCTTCGCCAAGCAAAAGGCTGTCGATATTCTGGGTGAGAAGAAAAAAGGTGCTTGGGCTCAAGATACCCTAATGATCCAGCGCGTCGAGCAATCTGGTCATGTTGTAGCGTATGACGATTACAGCGAGCAAGGTGGCAACCAAGTTACTCCTGGCTGGGAAGACCGTCAGGTGTATCGCTATCAGACAATGGTCACTTATGGCGAGTTGGAGCAAGAACGTTATGGTTTAGCTATGTTGCCTTATGTGGCAGAGAAGCAGCGTGCGGCTGCATGGACGCTGAATCAGGCGCAGAACAAGTTCTACTTCTATGGTGTGTCAGGCTTGCGCAACTACGGCATCCTGAATGACCCAGCACTACCGACGCCGATCACTCCAGCCACCGTTGATGGTAAAACCCTGTGGAAAGATAAGCAGGTAGTGGATATTTACAACGATATCCTTGCTCTGTATGCAGACCTGATTGCTCGCACTAATGGTGCGGTAGGTGATGGTGTGGATATGGCATCACCTTTGGTTCTGGTGATGAGTCCCAATGCTTCTGTGTGGTTCAAGCGCGCTAACGAAATCTTCGGTAATACCGTAGAGAAGATGGTGAAAGATACCTTCACCAATCTGCGTATTGAAGTAGCGCCACAGTACGACACTGACGCAGGTGAGTTGGTGCAGATGTTCGTTGAAACTGCCCAAGGTCAGCAGGCTGGTTATTGTGCGTATAGCGATAAGCTTCGTGCACATCCAATCATCACCATGACATCAAGCTGGAAACAGAAGCACTCCGGCACCACTTACGGCGCGGTAATCACTCAGCCGTTCCTGTTTGCTCAAATGCTCGGAGTTTAAGATGGCAGCTAAAAAATCCACCTATGTTATCGGCTGTAAACTTCCTTGCGGCTTGTCGTTTCGGCATGACGATAAAGTCATTACCTTGGCGGGGGCTAACACCTCCGTGCTGGTGAATGGCTTTGGCATGACGAAGGATGTTCCTGCGGAAGCATGGGAGGCATTCGAAAAAAATCACGCTGACTCTAAGTTCATTAAAAACGGGATTATCTTTGCCGTTTCTGATGAGGAATCAGCTAAAGATGCAAGCCTTGAACGAGCGAAAGTGAAGACAGGACTTGAGCAAGCATCGCAAACCACTGGCGGCGTGGAACCACAAAAAGAGGAATAAACATGGCAATCGTGGTGCTCAATATCACGAAATTCCGCGCCATGTTCCCTGAGTTCTCCAATGTAACCAACGAACAAATCCCTTACCTGTTTGAACAGGCCACCGATTACCTTAACAACTCTGAGTTTTCATTAGTCGATGACATCATAAAGCGAGAGCGTCTGCTCTACATGCTTATGGCGCACTTGGCATACATGCGATTTGGTGATGATAAAGGTAACGGTGGAACGGGAATTGTTGGTCGCCTGGCATCAGCATCTGAGGGAAGTGCATCAGCTTCCTTTGATGCTGGGACGGTGGAATTTCGTTACATGTGGTACACGCAGAGCCCATATGGCATGGATTTCTGGCAGGCGACAAAAGTCTACCGCATGGCGAACTACTATCCGGGGTGAGTTATGGCAGGGAAGATATCTGATTTCCTGAACAACATTGAAAAACAGCTTTCATCCAAACAGGTGAAGGCTGGATTTATTGATGGTTCCACATATCCAGACGGAACGAGCGTGGCAATGGTTGCGGCAATCGACGAGTACGGAAACCCCAGCAATAACCAACCGCCTCGCCCATTCTTTCGTAACGCAATAAGTGAAAAGTCTGGTGATTGGGCCGAAACGGTATCCAGGGGGATTCGCGCTGGAAATGATACCACGCAAGTTCTTGAGGTTGTGGGAGCTCAAATCAAAGGAGATGTACAGGAATCTATAGCCACCCTCATGGAGCCAAAACTTTCTGATGTAACTCTTCACATTCGTAAAACGAGAAAGGTGCTCCCTAACCAATCTGATAAGCCTTTGGTTGACACTAAAGAAATGATCGGAGATGTAACTTACGAGGTGGGAGAAATTGAACCTTCATCGGATAGTTAAACCTGCCATTAATCGCGTAAACCCATTTATTTCTGCACTTGTTCGCCGGTCTGATGGTTTCACTATGGGTGAGGGCCGGAAGCAGGTTCCCAAGTACCTACCTGACGCGCCGGTCACCATTCAGTTGCAGCCTTTATCGCCCGGCGACTTGAAGCATGTGGACGGGCTAAACATATCCGGACTGCTCAAATCGATTCATGTTGATGGGAATTTTTACGGCGTGAACCGTGAGAAAGTACTCGGCGGTGACCTGTTTATTATTGGCAGTGAAGAATGGCTCGTTATTGAACCGCTTGAGTTGTGGCCAGACTGGTGCCGATTGCTTGTTCAGTTGCAGGTGACACCATGAATGACATGACCATTGATAACGTGATCGATGTGCTGGCTGACTTTGCAGAGCCATTCATTGGTAAGTGTGAGCAAGCACAGGCTAACCGGGTTCCGATGGATAAGGGGCAGTTTTGCATTCTGACGCCATTGCGATTTAAGCGTCACTCAACCAGCCGAGAAATCAAGAAAGATACCGGCTCACCAACAACAAGCGCCATTGGCTTTACTGAGGTTAGGCAGGCTGATATTCAGGTTGATATCTACGGCGATAACGCTGGGGATAGGGCTGTCGCTCTGGAGACCTTATTTCGCACTGGTTATGCATATGACCTCATTAAATCCATTGATGAGCGAGTAGCACCTCTTTACAGCTCTGAGGCTATTCAGGCCACAATGATTAACGGCGAAAACCAGTGGCAAGAACGTTACATGGTGACCGTCTCGCTACAGGTTCACATCACTATCGACGTTCCGCAGGACTACTTTGACAAAGTTCACTTCACTATCGAACAGGCTGATAAGGCGACTTCATGAGCAAAATTCCATTATCGCGTGACTTTAAGATCACGCCTTCCACTGTAAACGCAGCCGGAACCGCGCTGGATGTTTACGGCCTTCTCTTATCCGATAACGAGTTGCTGCCTGTTGGTAAGGTTTCAGAGTTTACCAGCGCGGCAGATGTTGGGGCTGCCCTCGGTACAACCAGTAAAGAATATCTGGCGGCCTCTCTATATATGTCCGGGTATGACAATTCTACTGTTCGCCCGGGTGCTGTTTTATTTGGGCGCTTAGTACGAGAAAATCCCGTCGCTGGTTGGCTTCTATCTGGTAGTTTCAAAGGCGTTAAAATAGCTGCGCTACAGGGAATTACTGGAACTATTACGTTAATGCTCGACGGGGCATCGAAAACCAGCACATCCATTAATCTGGCAACCGCAACAAGCTTCACTGATGCAGCGGCAGCAATCGGTACAGCATTTGGTAGCGGGGTAGAAGTTGACTGGCTGCCAGTGCAGAGTCGTTTCATTATCCGGTCAGCCACTACTGGAGCTAACAGCGAAGTATCACAGGCCGTTCCTGGTGCCGCAGCAACCGCATTGAAGTTGACCGCAGATACAGCTGCAACAGTTTCACCCGGTGCGGCTGTAACAAGCGTCACAAACACAATGGCAACGATCGTAAATCAGAACCAGGATTGGGTAATGACCGCCAGTCTGGTTGATCTCACTGATGAAGAAAAAGAAGAATTATGTGCATGGGTCAGCGCGTCAACTAACCGATATGCCTACTCGATGTATGATGTATCGGAAGATGCGACAGTTGCCAATAATGATTCGTGCTTCGTTCAAAGCGTAGTCATTCCGAATGGGTATGAGAATGTGTTCGCTGTTTATGGTTCATATCTCTACGCAGTGCTGGCGCTGGCTTACTCTGCATCACTTAATTTTAACCGAACCAATGGCCGAGTATCTTACAAATTCAGAGCATTTGCAGGCATCGCACCCAACGTAACTGATAACGCTACAGCCGCCGCGCTAGAGTCGAATGGCTATAACTTCTATGGAGCATACGGTCAGAATAAGACTCTGGCTAACTATGTGTCAGATGGTGCGATCACAGGGAAATTCCTGTGGCTTGATAGCTTCATTAGCCAAGTATGGATTAACGCTAATTTGGTCGCTGCATTCGCTAACCTGTTCACCAATAACGCCTCATACGCATTCAATGCAGGCGGTTATGCATCCATATCTGCTGCTGTGATTGACGTGGCTACCAATGCGATTAACTTCGGCGCTATTCGTGCTGGCGTGACATTGGATCAGGCGCAAATCAACATCGTTAATGATGCTGTGGGAACTGACATTTCCAATGTGCTGTATACACAGGGCTGGTTCTTCTTCACCCCTCAGCAAACAGGCGCATCACGCACTGAGCGCAGCCTTGACGGTGCAGTCTTCTATTACGTCGACGGGCAGTTGATTCAAAGCATCGACATGACCTCAACAAATATCCTGTAAGGACTGAAAATGCCTATCGATATTACAAGTGCCAACTCGAAGCTGCGTATCATCGTGCCATCGTTTTACCCTGGTGGATTCGATGTTGATGATTATGCGGCTGAAGATATGTTTGATACCGGCGCATTGCAGAACGCTGAGGATATGATGTCAGCAGATGGTAAATACCACGCTGGCTTTATCTTCAACCCAACGGAGCTGACCATTACCCTAATGGCAACGTCTAACGCGGCCCAGCTAATAGGGGATTGGTACGCAGCCGAGCGAACCGCAGTAGCTAAGTTTGCTTGCAACGCAGTGCTGACCATACCAGCTCTTAATATCAAGTATAACTTTGTGAATGGGGTGCTTTATACGTGGACGCCAGCACCTCCGGGCAAGCGGGTATTACAACCACGCCCGGCGATATTCCACTTTGAATCCTGCACACCGAGCGCCGCATAATGTCCAGAAAACAAATCACGTATATCGTGGAAGATGAAGGCCGAGATAAGGGAAAAGAGTTCATTATCACGGAGATGTCAGCATGGGATGCAGAAGAGCTTTCTGAAGAGATTTATCGGGCCATGGGTCATGGTGAATTCAACTCATTACCGGCTGACGTTGTGTCGATGGGGGTTGCAGGGTTGGCTACTGTAGGCATCTCTGTTCTTGCCGCGGCTCCTGCATCAGTATCGCGACCTATTTCCGATAGAATTCTATCGACAGTAGAAATTGTGATAACCAATGAAGGGAAAGATATTACCCGAGCTATCAAGCCCATCGACTTCGAAGAAATTTCAACCATTCGAACACTGAAGGATAAGGTTTTTGAACTGAACTTTGGTTTTTTATCACTCGCCGCCAAGTAAAGTTTCCTTACCTCGAAACCCCAAATCCACCGCGAAAACTCACTTCAACGGTAAACATTCCTAAGAACATATACGCCGTTATATGCTCAGGAAAGGCCACGTATGCAGAATTGCAGAACGACCTGTCTGTGAGGGATATGTTTAATCTGCTGGAAGTTATCGCGGTGGAAGCACACAACAGCGTTGCCTGGCGGCAGCATATGGAGAAACCACGGTGATTATAGAAGAGCTGGCATACAAAGTTACTGTAAGAACCGAGGAATTTCTCTCTGGTAAGAAAAAGGTCGAAGAGGGAGCAAAGGACCTTGGCAAGAATGTGTCAGATGCATTAGATGAGGCGGAAACCAGCACAAAAGGCATTGGCACGGAAGTCAAGAAAGTCGGTGACCAGGTACGCCGTACTGCTGATGATACCAAGCGCCCATTTGGTTTTATCAGTGGCGGATTCTTTGGTGCTGCCAAGGGTGCCAAGGAGTTTGGCAAAGAAGGCAAGGAAGCATTGGGTAGTGTTGTCACCGGAACTGCCAAGTTCCTAGGCTTGGCCCTATCCATTGAAGGAACCCGCAGGCTGTTTACTTCGTCAACTAATAGCCTCGTTGATTTAGGTAATGCGTCAAAGTTCCTCGACCTAGATCCTAAAGAGGTTGATGGTTGGAAGAAAGGTGCTGAATCGGTAGGGAGTTCTGCTGAAGCAATAACCAGTGCATTAGTGAAGTTAAAAAACACCAAAAACTGGTCAGTATCTGGCATGGGAGCGCCAGACGATTCTACCCAGGCAATATTACAACTAGGATCACAAGTTGGGGTGGATATCATTGGGGCCAAAGATCCGGGCGAGATGTTTAAAAAGGTTGAAGAGGCGCTGCGTAAACTTCCCAAAGAGCAAGCAGCGACCTATATTCAGCGGCTTGGATATGACACATCATTGCTACCATCCATCCTTGATGGCTCTCTTGACCAAAAACAGGGTAAGTTTCAAGGTGCTTCAAACAATACTGAACAGATGATTAAGCAGGCTCTGGAAGTGAAAGAGGTTATGGTGAAGCTAGACCAGACCACTGAGAGTTTGGGCAATAATCTGGTTAAGGTTTTTGGCCCCGATGCTGTGGCACTTATGGAAACCTTCAATCAATGGGTTACCGCAAACGGAGGTAATGTTATTGATTTCTTCAAAGATGCAGATAAGTGGGTTCGGCAATTTTCCGCAGCATTGGCTGGCAATAAAAACGCCATTCACGAATGGGCACAGGTATCTGATAACTTCAATCTAATCTCTGGGTTTGATAAACCGGTTGTTGATTTAGGTGGCTATCTGGATAAAAAGTTAAAAGGAAACTCCGCTTGGGATTGGTGGAAAGATAACAAGGATAAAGACATTGGTGATTTATTTTCAAGTGATAAACCAGAAGAGAATAAAGATGTCGATATGGAAAAATTACTGGATGCCGTCATGAAGACGGAAAGCGGCGGGAGGCCTAACATTGTACATCCAGTATCTGGTGCTACTGGTGCTTACCAATTTATGACTCCAGCAGCCAAAGACATGGGTTTGCGCGTGGACTCGGTTGTAGATGAGCGATTAGATCCAGCGAAGTCTAGAGAAGCTGCTAGAAAGTATTTAAACCTTCTTCTTAATCGTTATGGTGGAGATAAAAAACTAGCATTGATGGCATATAATGGTGGAATGGGTAGGGTCGATAACCACCTTGCAGGTAAAGGAAAACCACTTAAGCCGGAAACAATAGAATACCCAGGTAAAGTTCTCGGTTATTATGAGCAGATGAGTCAATACGCATCAATGGCAGGAATGCCTTCTCAATCGCAGAGCGTAGACAACAGCCGATCTCAGGCAACCCACATCAAAAATGTGAATGTTAACTCTAATCCTCAGTCTGTTGATGCAATACAGAAATCAATTGAGGATCAGCTCCGTCGCAGTAGTATGACGGGGTCGTTTATTTCGGGGAATGGGTGATTTTTTAGTTTTTTGTTGGGAGTGTTAGAAATTCTGTGTCATTCCAGTAAAATACTGACAAAAAGGAATGACACATGTCCCAACCCTTCGATTTCGACAAAG